CCATGCCAAGCTGCACAAACGTCTTGCCGCAGCCGGGCGCGCCGAACACGATCCCCAACCCGTTATCAATCACCAACCCATCCACCAGATATTCGGGGTTGGGCAGGCGCATAATGTCGGGCAGCTCCAGAAGCTCAAGCTCAGGCGCTGGCAACTCGCTGAAGATTTCCCCCGTCTCAGGATCAAACCGGATGGTTTCTGAGACGGGCTCTATAGGGTTTGGGGTTTCATACCCGTGCGGCTTTTCTGGCGGCCCCGCCTCAGCGTGCAAGGCTACCTTGCCATCCCACTGCGCGAAGGCCGCGTGTATCTTTTGCCGCAGCAGGCTCTTGCCTCTGCCCTCTTGCTCTAAAAGCTCCTCATTGCTGCGGGACGAATTGACCAACCGGGAGCGCACGTTGCGCTCATAGACAACAAACAGCGTATCCGCGATCTGGCCAATTTCCTTTGGCCCTGGCTTGATAGGTGTTTGCCGCCGTTCATCCACAACGCGCGCCCAGACAAGGCGCGTCATGTATTCCTCGCGCCCGTCTATAAGCGCGCCGAAAGCGTTGGTATCGTGCGCAGGCGTTGCCGTCCGCACCACAGGCCCGGTAGCCGCAGGCGCAAGCCCTTCGCCCCTATGACCGCCATGCTGATTGACCAGCGCATCTATTTCCCGGCATAGCCAGGCCGGAGCCTCAGCTATCGCCGCCTCCCAAGGCGCTAAGCCATCATCCCACGAGTACAGTTGCCCCGACGCGTGCTTAGACGGCGGCAGCACCGCGAACCCGCCCTCGCCGCGTATGTCTACGCCAATAGGCGTCTTCGCCGTCGGAGGCATCCAGCCAGCAGGCGCGCGGAAAAGCATTTGCTTGCCGCCGCCGCCCGTCGTTTGCGTGGCAGTTTCTAACTGCCCGGCGTATTCCTGCTGCGACCGCACATGATCCCACCACAGGCCGGCTTGCGACTTGGAGTGCGTATCTAGATCAACAATGAAAACGCCGCCCGAGGCTGAGCCTGTAATGACGCCCAGGTTGCTGCGCCCCACATGCTCGCCACGCTCGCCGTACCACTGTGAAAACGTGTCGTCAGGCGCAAGCCTGTTTCCTAAATCTCGCCACGTCGTGAGGGCAGGACGTTTCCAGTTCTTATCTTCAGACGGCTCTTTAGCAGGGACCGCTTGCATTCCAAGCGATCTATAGAAGCGAGCAAATTCGCGGACGCTCGCAAAATCTGCGTCAAAATCATCGATCATCATGTCATCCATCATCGGGTTACGCGACAAACTTGTATTTTTTGCGAGTGTCAATCCATCCGCTGTCCGCATTAACAAACACGGGCTGAATGAAGATCGTTTTCACATCTTTCCGGCCTTCGCCTATACGTTGCTTACGCACATGACCGCGACGCAAATGTGCGCGCACCGGCCCGCGAGCGCCGTCGCCTCTGTTCGTGTACGTTTTATCAATCGTCCCAATCTTCAAAATTGTTGTGTGCGAAAAATGCTTCGCATCATCGCGCGCCTTCTTCGACGCCGATTTGCGAGAATTTTGCACCACAACTTTCTCAGTATTTTTGGTGGCCAACAAAACCAACAAAATCTGAAAAGCCCACGAACATGCGCCCCTTATATGCTCCACTTGCAGATCGACAACAAAGGGGCTGGGCCAAAACAACTTAACTTGGCCGTTTATGACGATGTAAAATTTAGTTGTTTGAACAGCAACCATATTTCCTACTGGTTGAAGCCTGAAAAAACTATAAAAAACAGCTTCATCGTCTGCGTCTTTCAAGCGCTTTAGCGGCGGATGCCACCTCGCTATTAAAGCCTCCAACCCTCTTAGGCTAACGCGCACTGCAAATTCATCAAATGGCGCTACAATCAACCCCGCATCAGACATTTCATCATAGGTCGCTACAACCTCGCTTAGCTCAATAGCATCTAACGCCGCTCGGTTAATTTCAAACAGTGGACAAGGTGCGTCATCCGTATTCATAGCTTCCCTCTCTTTTCATAGATCAGAATTTCAAAGCGTCGGCTCCATAACGCGCAAGTAGCGCGGCTTCTGCCCTTCCGTGATCTTTTTTACGCCTGAACGCTTCCGCCGCTGGCCACATTTGGATCGCCAGTTCGCGGCTTTTTTCTTTTTCAGCCGTGAGCCCATAGTGTCGCTTCCACTTCGCAGGTGACACGTAGTGCTGAGGCACGAGCAACGTAGATAGGACGCCCCGCACAATCCCAAACGCCACGCCAAACGAAAAGGTTGAACTCACCCCCTGTTTTGGCAAAGCATGGACGTTTTCAATGACAGCTATGTCGGGGCTATGGGCGCGAATAATATCCGCCAAGGCCGCCCCGTTGATTTCTTTGTCAACAAGCGGGAAGTCGTACACGCCAATTTTCGCAGGAAAATCAGGGAAATAGAACGCAACCGCGCCGGACGATCCGGGGTCTACGCCCATAATACACTTCGCGCCTATGCCGCCTCCCATACGAGATACCCCTTCAAATCGCAGATTGCATGTGCCAGCCTGCCCACAAGCTAAATCGCTTGTCAATGCTCATGTCTGACTTGACATGAACACGAAACTGGCCATAATCACCCCCAACAAATCAGTGAGCAGTCATGAACCCGTTTGAAATCCATGGGCTTCCCCACCTGAGCCCCAGCACATGCAACTTGTTCGTGTCGTCTCCGGCAATGTTCGTGCTGGAAAAGCTCATGAAAAAAAGATCGCCCGTAGGCGCCGCCGCGCATCGCGGCACCTCGGTTGAAGATGGCGTTGCTGCTGCGCTGGGCGGTACGCCATTGGATGAGGCGGTACAGATTGCGTCTAGGCGTTTCTCCCAGCTTACGGCTTTGAGCAGCGACCCGCGCAAGGAGAAAGAGGAAAACTCAATCACCGACATGGTGAAAGTGGGAGCCGCCGAGCTTGCGCCGTATGGCAAGCCGACGTCTATGCAGGGCAAAATTGAGTACAAGATCGACGGCCTACAAGTTCCTATGATCGGCTTTTACGACTTTGAATGGGCGGACCATGGCATCCTCTTGGACCTCAAGACTACGCACGCTCTTCCCTCAAAAATCAGCACCAGTCACGCTCGTCAGGTTGCGCTCTATCTCGCTGCCCGGCGCGGCAATAGTGACGCCCGTCTATGCTATGTTACCCCCAAAAAGTCAGCCGTCTACCACCTGGAAAACGTGCGCGAACACGTTGAGGCGTTGGGGCAAATCGCGCTGACCATCCAAAGGTTTTTGTCCATCAGCAAAGACCCGCACGAGCTTGCGGGGATTGTCTGCCCGGACGTTGACAGCTTCTACTTTTCAGACCCGATGGCAAGACAAGCCGCCTTTGAGGTGTGGAAGCTATAAGTTCTGCCCACTGTGGGCGAAGGCGAGCGGCTGGCCAGACAGTCGCAAAAAGGAAAACTACAATGGCTCTTGGTCTTGATTATGAAGGCTCGTCTAGCGGCGAGATTATGAACTTTATTAAGTTCAATGCAAAGGCCGGGCGTATGATACGCCGCGACCGCGAGAACGGCGAAAACATTGAGGTAGACATCACTCGCAACTTTAAGGCGGTGATGGACATCGAAAGCATCGAAACAGGCTGGATTTCTTTTGAGACAGGCGGCGCGCCGTCTGTGGTTATGTCGCTTTGGTCTGACCCTAAGCCGGCAAGGCCAGACGCTAACCACCGACAGGGCGTTCGCGTACTTCTGAAACTCAGCAAGGAATGCGGCGGCGATATTCGTGAGTTGACGGGCAACGCCAAGTCGTTCCTTAAGGGCATGAACTCGCTGCATGACGAGTACCTGCGCGGAAAAGAGAGCAACCCCGGCAAGTTGCCGGTTGTCGTTCTCACCGACACTCTGCCCATCGTGACTGGCGAGGGCGCTAAGAGGTCAACAAACTACGCGCCCGTCTTTGAGATCACGGGGTGGGTAAAGCGCCCGGATGATCTTCAATACAAGCCGAGAAACGACAAGCCTGCGGATGCAGCGCCGCAGGTAAGGACGCCGCCTAGCACGGGATCATCCCGCGCTGCGCCGCCTTCAAAACCCGCGCCCGTGGACGAAGACGAATTCGGTTGAACGAAAAACGAGGGGCGGTATCCGCCCCTCACCATGCCCCAGGAGGTTAGATGCGTTTTCTTATAACAATGAACATGCCGTCGCGCGCAGGTAGCGCCATCCACCAGATTATTGCTGAGTACCCGGTCAATACGCTGGCGGAGTTTCTGGGCGCGTTGGAACGCAATGACTTCATTGTGGTGGAAGAGTTCTACAAAGACCCAGAAGGCGCGCGCGGTGTGCCAGCTTACTACTCAGTCGGGCCAACCGCACTCAATCATCGCTGGATTGGCAAGATCAAAATCCTATCAGCACAGCAGAGGCACGAAAATGGACACTGAGAGAATACTGAACAAGGCGTCTCGTCTGCTCAAAGAACGAGGCGACGAATACGGAGATGCGGCTAAGTGCTTTGGAGACGCTGCGGCAATCGCGAGCGTGATGCTGCGCCGCACTGTCACAAGGTATGAAATCGCAAAAATCTTAGAGGCCCTTAAGATCGCTCGCGAGGCAGAAGGCCCGCACAAAGAAGACAACTATGTAGATCGGATTAACTACGTAGCGTTTGCGTGCCAGTTCCGGCCGGGGCCAAAGCCGGAAGATGTAGAAGCGCAAATGGAAGAAGCATTGAG